GCGGGTTTCCACGGCCTGCTGAGTTGCTGGGCTAATAATGCGGCTGCGTTCGCTTTCACGGGTCTTGTCCTCAGCAGCCCATTGGCCACGGAAGATTCGTTCAAATTCTTCCCAGTTTGCCAAGTAGTTGGTATCGCGGTGGTCACGCCAGCGGTTTAGGTGGCCTGTAACCCAATCAACGAGTTCCTTCTCATTGTTAGTTTCTTCTTCAAATACCACTGGTGCTTCTTTAGCCATGTTGTTCCTTACAGTTTTTTCCACTCTTCAAAAGACAAGTCAGATAGCGCACCACCTGCTGCTTTTTCGGCATTATATTGTTCTCTACTATTAGAACGAGGCATTTCTGCATTATCTGAATTAACCCAAGCAGGATTGACATATCCTCTCCCAGCACCGCCGCTTGGATATGTTATATTACCTGTGAGCATATCTGTTATTTTTTGTCCTTTAGATCGAGAAGCAGCTTGAATGTTTTTCTCTTCGCTTTTTTGAAAATCTGTTTTTTTAGTAGCCATTTTAAATCCTTTAGTTAATAACCGGCTATAACATCCATAACTTCGTAGTCATCTTCGTCATAGTCTTGTTGATAATTACTGATAGCTAGTTGGTCAATGTAAGAGAGGGCGTCAACTAAGTCATCATGTACGCCTGCTGTAGGAAACATGGTCAGTTGGTCATACAGCTCCTTCCAATCTTCCTTCTCGTTGAAGGAAATACGACCATGCTCCATACGGCCCTGCAAAGACCATACAACCCGGTCTTGCTTCTTCCTGTTACCATGCGTTAGGTCGCTTATGTGCGTGTAGACCGAATTCTTCCTCATCAAGTCTGTCAGATAGGGCAGCACGGCGTTCTTCAAGGCTCCCCGTTCAATACCCGTAGCAACAGGTTTAAACTCTCTGATGGCCTTTAGAATCTTCACGGCTGTTTGCATGATGTCCCAGCGCCCGTGGTCAATGCGCTCAACAAACCAATTTCCGTTGTCTTCAATCTTTACAATGGCAATGGCTGTTTCGTCAAGCCGGTTCTTTGCAGCCCCTGCGTTCTTACCAACCTCTTCAAAGCCTGCTAAGTCAATAGCAATGACATAATCTCCATACTTCGGAGCAGGGGCTTCTTTGAACCACTCCTCTTTAAATATGTCGCTTCCTGCATTGTCAAAGGAAGATAAGTATTCCTGCTTAAAGGCAAAGCTGCTGAGGGTTCGTTCAGCCGCATCAATTTCTTTTGGGTCAATGGTTTCGTTGTCTCTGGTGGTGAAGTGCCAGCTCTTCCATTCTTCGTCTGTTCCTTCAAGGCCCAGCTTGTAGATGTCGTAGAACCAATTTCTTCCGCTTGGTGTTGAGATGAACAAGGCCCGTCCCTTGCGGTCAGACAAGGAAGCACGAATAACCTTCTCCCAAATCTCTTGCTTGGTAAAGGCAACCTCGTCTAAGACAACATAGGTGAGAGACATACCCCGCAAACTGTCTGGGTTGTCAGCACCTCTAACCATAATCTTCCTGCCATTTATCAGCAGTATTTCAAGATTGTTGATGTGACTGCTCTTAATCACATCTTTTCCGAGATCGTGAAGCAAGTCCCAGATAATCGCTCTAGCTTGGCCTAGCGTAGGAGCAATATACATCACAGCAGCCCCTTCAGGGCAGTTGAGCCCTTCAATGAGCAGGGTGATGGCTGACAAGCGGCTCTTACCGCAACGACGCCCAGCGGCTACAATCTTGAAGCGGGTGTTGTCCTTAAAAACTTCCTTCTGCCATTCAAGCAGTTCAAATGACAACTGGGTCATACGTCAATCACCCCATTATCCGTGTTGTACACCTGCTTAGCGTCTGACAAGCCTGTTATGTTAATCGTCACCTGAGGAGTGCTGTTAGCGTTCTTAGCAGCGTCAAAGGCACTCATAGGGAGAATCCTCTCAGCGCAGAACTTCAGAGCAGCAAACTGATCCTTGTCCTCGCTGTCCATTGCCTTGCTTATAAGCGTAGCAATAATCTTCTCTCCGGTGGTTCCTAACAGCCTTGCCTTGAACTCCTGAAGCCTTGAAGCCTCTCCGGGGGGCCTGCCAAGGGCTACACGGCCTCCGGGCTTCTTAGCGGCTATAGCGGCCTTAGGAGGGCGTCCCTTGCGCGCTGGAGGCTTCTCTTCTTGTTTAGTGGTTGGTTGGGAAGCCTTTAGCTTCTCTTTATTTTCTGTCATTAGTCTTTGTCCTTTCAGGGAGACAGTAGCCTCTGAAGGGCTTAGAGGGCTTTAAAGCCTATGAAGAACTTAGTCTTCTAAGTTTCCCTATTGATACCTACTGAAACAGTAATCTTAATGAACTAGGGCCTTTGAGGGACACCATAGCAACATGCGCAGATTCTGTTAAGTTTTCTATGATGGGGCCCGACATCACAGTTCATTTGAGTTACTGATAAGATTTCTCCTATACAAATATTGTAGCACACTTGTTGCTTAAAAGTCAAGCTTTTATGAAGAAAAGGACAAATAAGAGTGAATTAACCTAATCTTTACACAAACTTTACACAACTAAGGCCCTTTTATTGTCTTAGACAACATTCAGGGCAGCTGTCTTCGACATCAGGGTGTCTTTTCCTTCAAAGGGAACTACGTTAGCGCAGATTCCTTTATAGCTTTTATGTCTAATAGTGGGTATTTATTAATAACTACATACATATCAACAGCTTACATACGCTCCGGAGGTTCTTTTTTGTCTTTCTTTAGTTGCTTTATAGCCCTCTTTTTAGCCCTTCATTTCACCTTTTTGTGAGCTTTGGAGGCTCCTACAAACTTATTAGCCTCCGAAGCACCCCTCCCCCTATGATGAATGCAACTGAGTCTCATTAGCCTTCGTAGCATCGTTGAAGCTACTGACTAGCGGGTCATTAGGTCTTCGGAGGCGCTGTCTAGCTGCTCAGGAGGTATTCTATAATGTAATGGCTAGGGCTTTGGAGGGTATTTCATATGGTGAAACTACAATGGCTCGGGAGTGGAGGGCTTTGTTGGTGCCTATAGAGCAGCTATGAAGCAACCACGGGCTAACCTATGAAGCAACCTACAGAGCAGCCAAGCGCAGCGCCTATATAGATACACGTTGCATTGTGTTGTATTTATGACACAAGGGTTTGTCCTAATGAAATAAAGCTAGACACACAAGCAAAGTCGTTTATACTAGACACAAGCCAAGCAACAATGCAGGGCTTACAACCTAGAAAGCCTCACCATGTACAACAACCTCCTGAGCCAAGCCCACGAACTAGCCCTTAAAGCAACGCCTTGGATTCTCAAGCACGACGGGAAAATATACACGGCTGTCTATTCCATGAGCCAGTCAGTCTATGAAGTTTATGAAGATGGGGTTTTGTTTATGTCTATCAACATGAAAAGCCCTGCGAAGGCTAAGAAGTTTTTAATTGAGTGGTTTAACAACTAAGGGTTTTTCCCTATGAAATAAACCTAGACAATCAAACAAAGTCTGTTAAACTACATTCAAGCCAAGCAATTCAGCAGGGTTAACAAAGGACACATCATGATTTCACCACGTTACATCGTTATCAAATCACTCCGCAAAACCTCTGGGTATTCCCTACAGAACAGGGGTTTACCGCAGTCGTTTATTGTAGGGCCTAATCAGACCTTTCGTTGGTACAAATTTAAACGGGACGCACTTGCAGCTGCTAATTTACTGAACGCTACAGTTGACCTAACCCTCTAAAGCATAGCGTGAAGCCTGCAAAGGCTTTGCAGTGTGTTTTACCCAGTAACCCCCAGAAAGCAAGCCATGAAAACTTACAACCAACTAATGCAAGCATACGAAAAAGCCTTTGACGCCTACGCTATATCACGAAGTGGGACGCTCAAGAACGAACGACTAGGAAAGACACTAGACAAGGCCTGCGAAGCGTTAGAGCAGTTTAGGGCCGTTCAGTCAGCTAATGTAAAGCTTGTGTAAAGCCTCTTGACAGCCTGCAAAGTTTCCCTGATACTTAAACCGTTAACTAAACGAAAGCCTCAAAATGTTCATCACAATAGACAATGCTAGCCAGTTCCGTGATCAGTTCCGCGCTATGAATCGACAAGACCAGTTCTCCTACGACGCCTTAGGCCTACTGTACGACTACATCGAAGAAACAAACCCCTCCTATGAGCTCGATGTAATTGCCCTTTGTTGTGAGTATGCCGAAGACACCGAAGCCGCCATTATGCAAGCCTACGGTCTTCATGAAGACGAAGATGTAACCTCCTACTTAAGCGAGCATACATCCGTAATTGGTGTTACGCCTAGTGGATCAATTGTCTATGCTCAATTTTAGCCCGCTAAGCCCTTCTAAGCCCCTAAACTGGCCTTTCCCTCCACTTACTGGGCCAGTGCCCTTGTCAGCCGAAACCCTCCAACGGCTAATCGACGAAAAGCGCCAAGCCTTACCCGATGCCTTATTTTAACTGAAAGAAACGAAATGAAGCCCTTAAAGCCCTATACTATCACTACCGTTCCGTCACGCCTTGAGCGCTTCGCTGACGTTGTTCTAGCCGTTCTCTTAGGCGTCGGTATCGCCTTCGGTTTGTTTGTCTATTTCTCTTAACTTCTAAGGCCTATTGTGTACAAAATCATCAATATATCCACCGGAATTGTTGTCGCCACGTTTAATGACCGCTCATTTGCCATTGACTGGATGGCCGATAACAACTGTCTCCTAGGAGAGCCGGCAAACCTATATAGCATTGTTAAAACCAAAGGGGCTAACGCATGAAAAAGCATAAATATAGTCACGTTGTTGACGATATAGAATTTACTGGTTCTTATGAGCGCGAACTGGTTGACGAATACGCAATATTCACTATATGCACCTTGGAGGTGCAGGGCATCGATCTAATGCTTGTCGTTGATCCTCGCGTAGTGCATGAAATTGAGCGGGTATTGTTAGATGACTGGTTATGGAATGAAGACCGTGTTTAAGGGGCTTCTATGGCCCTTGGCAAGCCTCACAGCGCTCTCCCTTGGCCTAGCCATTGGTTATGCTGCGAAGGGCATAGAGGACGATCTAAGGCTTGCCCGTGTTGAGGGGCTTTGCAGGCCTAGTAAGAGCTGGACAGCGCACGTATCAACTGACGATAGCGGGTATATTTGCTTTAAAGAGCATATGTTCACTAAACGACTGATTAAATATATTATTGTGGAGAAAGATTATGAATAAACATAAACATTATGATACAATCATTGCATGGGCTAATGGTGCACCTATTGAAATGAAGGATGCAGTGGCTGATACGTGGCATGACGTACAAACCCCTTCATGGTATGAAAGTCTGAACTATCGCATCAAGCCCGAGCCGGTGCGAGATGTTCTGCGAGATGCTTACATTGTAAACAGCCTAAGTGCTGGGCCTATGATGTACGCAGTCCAGAAAAGCATTGAGTCCAATATCACTATGGTTTTTGACGGAACAACAGGTGAGCTCAAGGACGTGTCGTTTAAACAGCCTCAGAAGCCCTTCTAAGGCTTCTAAGCACCTACGGAAGGGCTATGTAGCCCAACCACCTATTAATTGAACTGAGAGGCTTCTATGAAGCCAAGAAAGAAACAAGATGAAAACACCACATAAACACGCGGCGCTAATCAAGGCATGGGCAGACGGCGCTGAGATTGAAGTTGAAAGAATTTTGTACGGATGGGTGAATGCTCCTACCCCCCAATGGTTAGAGCAAGCTGTTTACCGCATCAAGCCAGAGCCGAAGCCTGATGTGATGCGTGAGTATGTTTGCAACGTCTATGGCACGCACGCTCCAGATACGTCTCAGAGGCCAAATCTTCGCCACGTATTTGACGGCGAGACAGGCAAACTTAAATCAGCGGAGGTGATCTAAATGCGTTGTGTAATTTGTAACAAAAACCTAAACGACTTCGAGAGTACCCGTCGCCACGCGATCACCCGCGAGTTCTTAGACATGTGCAACAGCTGCCATGCTTCGGTGGAAAGCACAGCACGGCTGCCCACCATAGACAGGAAAGACCTACTAAACGGAAGCTTAATTGAAGAAGAGCTTGACAACGACGACAACATGGTGTACCCTACCTTTAAAGAGCTATGAAGTTCTTAGAAGTAATAGGAAACCAATTACATTAAACCACCTTTAGTACTCCAGTCCTTTAAAGAGAGAAACCAATGGCTAATGACTTTTATTTGAATGAAGAGCAGGTAGTAGAAGAAGACAATTGGGACTTGCTACAACAGGAGTTCCATGAATATCAGGTGCTTAATGATGTCGTTGCCCTCATTGCTTTGAAGGGGCTGCCCTCCATCCTTGCAACAATCTTGCAACTTATGGAAGAAAAGCAATGATTTATGTCTCTTTTATTGTCGTTGTGTTTATAATTAAGTTGGTAGCAGATGTCTAAGGTAATAGTTCTTATCTTAACTTATATAGGAGTTCTCAAATGAAACCAGTTGTCTATTACGAAGGGGAAGCAACGTTCCGGCCTATACAGGGCAGCGCTGAAGGCTTTACAGCCCTTGTCTATGGCATAGGTCACCCCTTGCTTGGAACGCAGCTTATACGCACTTCTAGGGTGCTCAGTAGGGAAGAGCACGGGTTTGAAACAATGAACACGCTTTATAGGGAGAAACAGAATGACTAAAGACATTATCCAAATGGCGAAAGAAGCTGGTTTTGAGAGTTCTGAATATGGGCTTGCTGGTGTTCCCGGCATGTACGCGTACAACATGGAGATCATCAAACGCTTCGCCAACCTTGTAGCCGCTGCGGAGCGTGAGGCTTGTGCATTGCTTGCTCAACAGTTTCATATTCACGGGTATGACATGACGGGTGATATGGAATTACACGAAGTTATCCGAGCAAGGAGCCAATCATGAAGTTTTGTTTCCACGACTGGGGTATCTGGTCGAAACCCGTGGACACCATGAGCGACTACGCGAAAGTGCAGTCACGCTACTGCAACAAGTGCAACAAGTGTCAAGTTAAGAAGATCGAGCAGCCTTGGAATATTTGGTTCGATGCAAAAGCACTTGAAGAAAGGAGCCAATCATGACCCGCGCCGTGATGCAGCAGGCGCTTGAGGCACTGGAAAACGCCCAAGGTAATTACGGTGATTATTGGATGGACACTATCGCAGCCCTGCGCAACGCCTTGGCAAAGCAGGAAGCGGAATCGCATCTGCAAGCAGTGGCAGATTTTGGGCAGTTGCAAGAGCGGGAGCCTGTGGCTTGGCAGTGGTTAGACACGGCAACATTTCGTAAAAAGATACCGCCGACTGGAGAGTCTGAATGTTGGAATCCGCTGTACGCATCACCACCAAAGCGCCAGCCAGAACAGGAGCCGGTGGGGTTTGTTGTAATGGAGCGCCAGCCGCTGACTCACGAGCAAAGGCTTGATTTACTAACAGCGTTTGCACCGAGCAGGTCTAGCTGGAACGCTGAATCAATCTTGATCGACATGGTTGAAGCCGCCCACGACATAGGAGAGAAGACATGACTAAAGACGAAGCATTGAAGCTGGCACTGCTGGTGCTCTGGACTAGCGCAACACCCAAATGTGAAGAAGCTATTACCGCAATCAAAGCAGCCTTGGCACAGCCCGATGAAGATGACCTCATCATTCAATACCATGAAGCCACAATCAAAAGGCTGGAAAAACGCATTGACGAATTAATGGCACAGCCAGATGACTTCGATAGCTGGCAGGCAAACCCATATACAAAAGTGCTGATGAAAAGCATAGAAGAGGACTATTCACCAAAGCGCCAGCCGCTGACGGATGAGCAAGACCGTGCGGTGTGCGAGGCGTATTGCAACGATGCTTCAGACGAATACTTCAAGGCGCGGCCAGCTTTGGACTTTCCAGAAATGCGCCGAATCTTTTACGCAGGCCATCGAAAAGCGTGGATAACGCGAGATTCCGCCCACGGCATAGGAGAGAACACATGCAAGAGCTGAAGAGAATTAACGAGTGGCTCTGCCAAGACTTAAATAAAAGGCTAAGCAAGTGGTTTGCAAGTCGATTAGATGCTAAGATAGTAGTTCGATCACTAAGGAAAACAGATGAGCCAGTTTCTAAAGCATGTTTCATGCAACCATTGCGGAAGCTCTGACGCAGCGGCCTTGTACGACGATGGGCACACCCATTGCTTTGCATGTGGCACAACAGCAGGAGAGGACAACAGAGAAGACAGCTACCGAGGCTACGAAGAAGCACAACGACAACAGGCAATGAAAGCACCTATGGAAATTACAGGGGAAATCAAGAGCATTCCTGAACGAGGAATTACCCGCTCTACATGCACTAAATACGAGGTGAGACAGGATGAACACAGCCACTATTACCCTTACACTGACGCCAGCGGAGCTGTTGTTGCTTCAAAGGTCAGAGGTGTTGCGGATAAATCTTTCACTATCCGGGGAAGTTTTAAAAGCGCTCAGTTGTTCGGTCAATCCCTATTCAGTTCTGGGGGAAAGGCAGTCACCATTTGCGAAGGTGAGCTGGACGCTCTAGCAGCCTTTCAGATGCAGGGGAGCCTCTACCCCACGGTGAGTGTGAGGAACGGCGCACAGGCAGCCCTGAAGGACTGCAAAGCCTCCTTTGAGTGGCTTGACTCCTTCGACTCCATTGTTATTTGCTTCGATGCAGATGAGCCGGGGCAGAAGGCAGCTAAGGAGGTTGCTGAACTCTTCGGAGGCAAGAGCAAGATTGTTAAGCACTCAACAGGCTTCAAAGATGCTTGTGACTACTTAGCAGCAGGGAAAGAGAAAGAGTTTGTTAACCTCTGGTGGAGAGCTGAGGAGTTTAAGCCTGAAGGCATTGTGACGGTTAGCGACATCAAGGAACGGATGCTGGCCCCTCCAGTGGCGGGGCTTCCGTGGTGTTTCCCAACGCTTACCCGCCTCACATATGGGCGGCGTAAGGGGGAGATTTATGGCTTCGGCGCAGGCGTTGGTGTGGGTAAGACTGACGTGTTTACTCAGCAGATTAGCTATGACATTGATGTGTTGAACGAGAAGGTGGGGGTTATTTACTTGGAGCAGAATGTTGTAGAGACTGCTCAACGGGTTGCTGGAAAGATTGACAAAAGGCTGTATCACATTCCGGACGCTGGTTGGACACAGGCGCAATACGAAGCAAGCGTAGATAGTTTGTCTAACCGCAAGCAGCTTTACATGATGGAGCACTTCGGAGCGATGGACTGGGCCACAGTGAAGGGGATTATTCGCTACTTCGCTAAAGCTTATGACATCAAAATGATTTACTTGGATCACTTAACGGCATTGGCAGCAAATGAGCAAGATGAGCGGAGGGCATTGGACGGTATTATGGCTGAAATGGCTAGTCTGGCTCAATCTGACGGTCTTATTATTCACTTTGTTGCTCACTTGACAACACCAGAGGGCAAGGCACACGAAGAAGGTGGTAGGGTATTGGAAAAGCACTTCACAGGTAGTAGAGCAATTGCTCGGTGGGCTCATTTTCTTTTTGGCCTTGAGCGAAACAAGCAAGACCCAGACCCTGTGAAGCGACAGACAACAACCTTCCGAGTGTTGAAAGACCGTTTTGCAGGCAGCGCCACAGGGGAGAAGTTTGGTTTGCATTACGACAGAAACACAGGATATTTAAATGAGTGTCCTCTTATTGATGAAAGTGGGCTATAATGATAACCCTTGAAGCCGTAATTGCTCGTATGATGGAGCTGGAAACCAAGTATTATGACTTGCAGGCTAAGTACCAAGAGCTTATCCATGAGCATGAAGAGCTAAAACTAGATAAACTAAAGGCGCGCTATGAAGAGGATTGTGGTTGATATAGAGACAACGTTAGATCATAAAACCATCTGGCTCTGCTGCACATTAGACATTGACACGAAAGAAAAGAATATATGGTATCAGGCAAAAGCATTTCAGGACTATATCGCGGACGCTACGTTACTGATAGGCCACAACTTAATCAGCTTCGATGCCTATCTATTGAACAGCTTGTGGAAGACACGGATAGTTTTGAACAAGTGCTACGACACTCTTCTAGTATCTCGCTTGCTCAACCCAAGCCGCGAAGGGGGCCACAGCCTCGCCGAATGGGGCAGCACATTAGGCACTTCGAAGATTGACTACAAAGCAACTTGGCAGTGGTTGATGGGCAGGAGAGAGGCTTACAAGGGGGAATGTTATGACCTTCCTCACCCAGCTCTCTTAGCTGTCTATTGTGAACGTGATATTGATGTGACAGCCCTGCTCTATGAGCACTTGATAGCAGAGACGGAGGCTCAGAAGTTCTCACAGGAAAGTGTGGAGCTGGAACACTCCGTAGCCGCTATCATAGCTCAGCAGGAACGTAATGGATTTAAACTGGATAGGCCCTATGCAACCGTGCTACTTACTACAATCCGAGGCAAACTGGACAGCATATATGAACAAATGCAAGAGCGATGGCCTCCTTACATCGTCGAACGAACAAGCGAGAAAACAGGTAAGTCTCTTAAGCCAGCTACCATTGTATTCAATCCCGGCAGTCGGCAACAAATTGGAGAAAAGCTAATTGAGCTGGGCTGGGAGCCAAGCACGTTCACTCCAACAGGACAGCCTATTGTGGACGAAGGAAGCTTAGCAGGGTGTAAGCTTCCAGAGGCTTTGTTAATCAGTGAGTATTTGATGCTCCAGAAGCGTGTAGCTCAGATAGAAAGCTGGTTAGAGGCTGTGGAGGATGACGGCAGAGTACATGGAAGGGTAACTACCAATGGGGCTGTGACGGGCAGGATGACTCATTCAGGCCCTAATATGGCTCAGATTCCCAACAGCTCTAGTGTGTTTGGCCCCGAGTGTCGTGAGTGTTGGTCTGTAGAGGAAGGTAGTGTGCTTGTAGGGGCTGATGCTAGTGGCTTAGAGCTACGGATGTTGGCCCATTATATGAAAGATGAAAGCTATGTCGCAACAGTTGTTAATGGATCATCTAAGGATGGAACAGACGTACACTCAGTCAATCAGAGGGCTGCGGGACTCTCTACTAGGGATGCTGCAAAAACCTTCATTTATGCCTTCTTGTACGGAGCTGGAAATGCAAAGATTGGTTCAATCGTCGGAGGCTCAGCTAAGGCTGGTGGAAAGCTTAAAGAGGAATTTCTCTCTAAAACACCGGCTTTACGCAAACTCATTGAAAGAGTTGCAGGAATTGCGGAAGGGGGCAGCGTCCCCGGACTTGACGGAAGACGAATCCTTGTCAGAAGCGAACACGCAGCCCTCAACAGTCTCCTTCAGGGTGCCGGGGCAGTTGTGATGAAGAAGGCTCTGGTTCTGTTTGATGCTAAAATACGACAGAATAAGTGGCCTGTGAAGATAGTTGTTAATGTCCATGACGAATTTCAGTGGGAGACCACCGAATCTTATGCTACAATAACAGGTGAGGCGGCGGTTCAGAGCATCGTTGAAGCCGGAGAGTTTTATAAGCTACGTTGTCCTTTAAATGGAGAATTTAAATATGGAAGAAGTTGGAGAGAAACCCACTGATGCAGGGGAAATTATCGGAAAGTTGATTATTACAGTGTATAATGATTGCTTCTCAGTAGAGCACACAGCGGGGCTTAGTCCCAACGAAGTTGTGGGTTTGCTGATTGCAACTCTAGAACACTTAGGCGGCGAGACAGAAGACGAAGCTACAATTCACTAAACAAGGAAATATTATGACAGAAAACATGAAACCAGTTCGCATCACAGGCACCCTCTATTGGACTCAGTGGATGAGCAAGATCAACAAAGCCTTCAATGAAGACAGCACCAAGTACGAATGCACCATTGGTGACATTTCTGACAAGGATTGCGAGGCTCTGAAGGCTATGGGCATCAAGATTAAGAACAAGGATGGTCAGGGCAACTTCATCGTGTGTAAGAGTAACTATGTGCATAACGCAGTTGATGAAGAAGGCACTGCCATTGAAGCAGCCTCCATTGGTAAGGGCACTAAAGTTGCAGCGATTATGAGCTTCTACACTCATAAGATGAGCAAGATGCATGGCAATGCTCCCTCTATTAAGAAGCTGATTGTTACGGAACTGGCCACGTACAGCCCTGCTAAGGAGCTGTCTGAAGAGCTGGACGAATACGTTCTTTGATGACAGAGCGCCCTAATACGGCGTTTATTGATAGCGATTATTTGGTTTATAAAATTGGCTTCTCATCCAAGGATGTAGCCGAAGAAATAGCCTGTAGTCGGCTTCAAGAACAGCTTTTTGATATTGTCTATATCCAACTGAAATGTGAAGACTACGATGCCTTCATTACAGGGAAGACAAACTTCCGGTATGAGACAGCTGTAACACACCCTTATAAAGGTAACAGAAAGCTTCTTGAGCGTCCTATTCACTACGAAGCCTTACGAGAGAAGCTTATCTCTCTAGGGGCCACGGTGAGCGAGAACCAAGAAGCTGACGACGATGTAGGGATTATTTCTACGAAGTATGTTGGGTGGATTGTCCACGTAGACAAAGACCTAGACCAGCTTCCGGGATGGCACTACAATCCTGTAAAGGGAGAGGAATACTTCGTAACACCTGAGCAGGGGCTGCGTAGCTTCTACTTGCAACTATTGACAGGAGACAGAATTGATAACATTGTTGGCTTGCGCGGAATTGGCCCTGTTAAAGCTAAGAAGCTTCTTGCAGGCTGTGAGACAGAGCAAGAGCTCTACGCTTCAGTGAAGAAGGCTTATGAAGCTGCTAAGGAGCCTCCGGAGCGCCTGCTAGAGAATGGACAGCTGCTTTGGTTGAGCCGCTTTGAAGGACAACGATGGAGCCTGCCAAGTGAAGCGTAGTTCCTTCAACGACGGAGAGTGGACAGCGGCTAAATTCAGAAGCTTCGTTACTGGTGCGCTGCGAACGGCTACCCGCCGCTGGCCTCCTAAGTATGCTGCTCTGAAGGAAGCTTCTACCACTCGGAAGACTAACAAGAAGACAGGCAAGCTTGCTATGCACTACAGGTGCTCCGCTTGCTCTGTTGAGTTTGTTAGTGGGGATGTGCAGATAGACCATACAAGCCCTGTGGTGGAGCCTTCAAAGGGCTTCATTAGCTGGGATGTTTATGTCGATAGGCTGTTCTGTGAGAAGGACAATCTAAGTGTTTTGTGCAAGCCTTGCCATGCTGAGAAGACAGCGGCAGAGAAGAAACTAAGGAAGAAGAAATGACTAAACAACCAGAAGCACTTCGACTGGCTGATGATATTGAAGATATTCAAGGACTTGATTCGATTGACGGCACGATTGTAGATAAAGCAGCCGCCGAACTACGCCGCCTGCATGAAGTGAATGTGGAGCTGCTCGCTGCTTTGAACAGCTTACTTTTAGCCGCCGGTATGAAAGACCCTCAGCCGTGGCGAGACGCTAGAGCAGACGTGGTTGAATTACTTAGGAAAGTAACCGGAGAAAACGCATGACTTTTTACGACTTACTGCACGCCCACTGGACGGATGTGTTTCTGCTTATATGTGGGGCACTCTTCCTTGCCGCAGGGTATTGGGGCAAGACATGACCAAACAACCCGACGCACTTCGATATGAGTTTGAAGGCGGAAAGTACATAGCCTTTGTAGGCCAAGGAACTTGCACCGTTACTCGACACGGTGAATTGTGGCGCGACCTGACGGGGGATAAGTTTGTTGGCTCAATGTTCAGCGAAATAGACCGCCTGCATGAAGTGAATGTGGAGTTGCTTGCTGAATTTAAAGAGATTATTTCTGACTATGAGTTTTGTGACAAGGAGGCAGGGTATGGGCCGAGAGCCTTCGCTTATTACGAGACTGCGAAAAGAGTAGTAGCCAAAGCAACCGGAGAAACAGAATGAAGGTGACAACAGTGTGGGCAACGCCAGAGGGAGAAGCTCTGGTGGCTTATATGGCTCGGGTTTCCAACCCCGCTAATCAAGACAATAAAGAAACAGCTCCAAAGCTTATTCAATACTTGATTAAGAATAACCACTGGAGCCCTATGGAGATGGTTAACATTTGCATGGAGATTGAAACAACCCGAGACATTGCTAGGCAGATTCTCCGTCATCGAAGCTTTAGCTTTCAGGAATTCTCACAGAGATATGCGGAAGTTCCTTCTGACGGCTTTGAATACGGGGAGGCTCGGTTGCAAGACAGCAAGAATCGACAGAACAGCCTTGAAAGCGATGACGAGTATTTGAAGAACTGGTGGATTGGTATGCAACACCGTGCTGTGGCAGATGCTGAATACATCTACCAAGAAGCTTTGAAGAAAGGGATTGCTAAGGAGGTTGCTCGTAAGGTGCTGCCAGAAGGCTTGACCACAAGCCGGATGTACATGAACGGCACTCTGCGGAGCTGGCTTCACTATGTAGCCATCCGCTGTGACCCAGCAACGCAGAAGGAGCACCGAGAGGTTGCTTTGTTGTGTAAACAAGAGATTGCTAAGGCATTCCCTAGCATTGTGGGTAGCTTTTAATAACTGACAAGGTGAACTAACAAGGATTCCTCGTTAGTTCGTTTTGTCTAAGGAAGGAAATTATGCGAATTGAAACAATTGAAAACATCCTAGACGAGTTTAACTTCGTACGTGTTAACCAAGCTATGGAGGCTTTAGATTGGCAGTGGGCTTTGGCAGCGGACGGAGTGCCTTCTATGGGGGAGCTTCGTAGGCAGGCTCGTGAGCTGCTTGAAGACGCTTATTATAAAGCACCAAGCCCCTACTACTCCGTGGGCACGGGAGGCTTTGAAGCAACCCGTACAATGGAAACCGGCGACTTGAATAAATATCTATCTCTTAAATTTGTTGTCTCTGAATGGAATAATTATGACTAACACCACCAGCTTTAAAGAAGCCTATACGTTCCAATATTCTGACGGTGAAGACCGCAGTGTCTATGTGAGCTTCTCTCCCGGAGACACGTGGCCGGAGGTGCTGGAGCAGTTTGTCTCTTTCATGAGCAACGTGTATGGGTATGATATTCATGATAAGGTGGGTATTGTTGCTAGCCCCTTTGGTGTTGACCCGGAGAAATGGACAGGCCCTGTGTTTGATCCGGAGGACTGCCTGTGAACTACCTCTCACGTATCTTCCTAAACAAGAAGATTGGCATGGCTGCTATGCAGACGGAGCTAAACATTAGTAGCCACTACGTAGACTGCTCCTTTGTCATGAGTGACTGTGGTAAGCAGATTACTATTGACCTTACGAGCAGCAGCGTCAAGGGGTTTAAGGAGAGGGAAGAGAAGCTCTTTAAGATTATCGCAGAACTCCAAACCCTACAAACCAAGCTGTATGAGTACCGGATTTCCCCTGAGTTTAAGAAGGCGTTTACATGAAGATATTAGTTATTCCTGACACTCAGTGCAAAGAAGGAACACCTACGGAGCACCTAGGATGGGCAGGTGATGCCATCTGTGACTACCGGCCCGACGTTGTTGTGCATTTAGGCGACCACTGGGATTTTCCAAGCCTTAGCAGCCACGACAAAGCAGGCAGTAAGTACTTCGAAGGTAAGCGATATTTGGCAGACGTAGAGGCAGGCAACAAGGGCATGGAAGCCTTGTTGTTTCCTTTGAAGGAGCTTCAGAGGGTTCAAAAGGAAACCAAGCATAAGGTGTATAAGCCTCGTCTTGTGTTTCTTAAAGGGAACCACTGCAATCGACTTACCCGCGCTGTGAATAGCAACCCAATGCTTGAGGGCTTGATGACCTTTGACCATTTGGATTTAGCTGACTGGGAAGTGCATGAATTTCTTCATCCGGTATTTATTAATGGGGTGGGTTTTAATCACTATTTTCCAGTTGGTGCTATGGGGCGCCCCGCTGCTTCTCCTGCTGCAATTATCAGCAAGCTGCATATGAGTGCGGTTGTTGGTCATCAGCAAGGCCGAGCCGTAGCCTATGGAAAACGCGCTGATGGGCAAAGCATCTGTGCTATCATCGCAGGAAGCTTCTATCAGCACGACGAAGATTATATGGATCAGCTAAGCAATAAGCACTGGCGCGGCTTGGTAGTCTTGAACGAAGTTAACGATGGTGCTTTTGACGAAATGTTCTTAAGCATGAATTACTTGAAAGGCAAGTATGACCGATAAAGAAAGATTTATAGCCCTGATGACTGATTTTCAAGTTCCAATAACTTCTTCCGTGGGTGTTATAGTTATTGAAGCCGAGGGAAACTCTTCTATGGTTAAAGGATATATGGGCTTTATTGCTGAGTTTTCCTTTACATCTGAAGGAAAGTTTGTTAGTGTTGGTATTTGGGAATGAAAGGTAAATATGGCCAATGATTGCGACAATTGCTTCTATTCGGAAGCCCCTTATGAGGAAGGCCCCTGCTTTCATTGTCAGATGACCACCCAAGGTAATTCTAACTGGGTAGCAGTAGACTTCTTAAAGGACGTACCCGATGACACCTCTAGCATGGAAGGAGAGAAGGTTATGGAACAAATGCTTCAACAGCTTCATCGTATTAGCGCTTCTGCCTCAGCCTTCGAAGCTGCTAAAAGCGCCTCCGCAGCCTTGGGAGTTAAATACGACAGCGATAAGCCCCGGTGGTCGTTGCTGCCCTTCAAAGCCTTGCAAGAGGTTGTGGAGGTGCTAACCTTCGGTGCTAAGAAGTATGCTGCTGATAATTGGAAGCACGTGCCACAGGCTCAGGAGCGTTATATCGACGCTGCTTATCGACACTTAGCAGATTGGAACTCAGGAGAGAAGAAAGACCCAGAGACCGGCAAGAGCCATCTAGCACATGCCATTTGTTGCTTGCTGTTTCTCTTGTGGTTTGAGCAAAAAGACCGAGAGGGCTGAGATGGGTTATTACACACCATATATAAAAAGTAGTTATATTACAGGAGGGCTACGAAGACAGACAGTGCAGGACTTCCTAGCTGCTGTGTCTTTCGTAGATGCTTTTAAGAAGTTTGACCAACTATACGTATTTGAACAAGAACAAAAGGAAATTGATGACTAAAAATGAAATGAGCCCATACCAAACCTACATCTCGAAGAGCCGTTACAGCCGCTTCCTAGATAAAGAGGGCCGACGAGAGCACTGGCCTGAGACGGTTGCCCGATACTTTGACTTCATGAGTAATCAGCTTCAGAAGAACCACGGCTATGTGCTTACAGAGGCTCTCCGTGGACGCTTGCAAGAGGCTGTGACCAACTTGGAAGTTGTGCCTTCAATGCGTTCCATCATGACCGCTGGTGAGGCTCTAGACCGACAGAACGTTGCAGGCTACAACTGTGCCTACTTGACGATTGATGACCCGAAGAGCTTTGATGAGAGCATGTACATCTTGCTTTGTGGTACCGGTGTTGGCTATAGCGTGGAGCAGAAATATGTTAACAAACTTCCAGAAGTTCCAGAGGTGTTGTATAATAGCAACACTGTTATTGGTGTTAAAGACTCCAAAGAGGGATGGGCTAAGGCGTTACGACAAGTGTTTGCCTTGCTTTATGCAGGTGAAATCCCTAAATGGGACGTATCATCTGTGCGGCCTGCCGGAGCACGTCTTAAGACATTCGGTGGTCGTGCAAGTGGCCCCGAGCCTTTGGTGGACTTGTTTAAATATGTCATTGCGAAGTTCAAAGGTGCTGTTGGCCGAAAACTCACCTCTCTTGAAGCGCACGATATTCTATGCAAGATTGGGGAAGTTGTTGTTGTGGGCGG